AATGGGCAAATTCGTCTTCGTCCACCACCACCAGTGACCAGACCCCCAGCCGCAGATCATCGGCGCTGCGCTGGTCGATGGGCACAAAATCGCGGCTCACCGGGCGATGGGTGGCGGCGGCGTCGACCACGGACTGCAGGGCGGTTTGCAGGGCATCCATGCGGCTGTCGGTGGTGTCGGTCATCGGTCAGACCACCGCCCGCTGCATAGCCTCGGCCACCGCGGCATGTGCCAGCTGGCTGATCCGCGGGGTCATCTGCTTTAGTGCGGGTTCGCGCCAGGGCTGGGCCGGGGTGCCGTCTCGGTATATTTTGCGCTGTATCACATAACGCAGGTCGGCGTCGGTCATCGCTGGGTCGTGGGGGCTCAAGTTGGCCAGGCCCAACCACTCGTCCATGGCTGCATCGGGTACCCAGCCGCCGGGGCCGCTGCCCTGGTCGGTGTAGCGGCCATAGTGCATGCTGGTGCCCACATGCCAGGTGTCGGCATCAATTTGCTCGACCCCGGTGGCGTTTCTCATCTGGCTGGTGGCTTTGGGTTGCTCGCGGCCCATGGCCCTGGCCAGTTCAAGCGCGCCGCGGGCCATGCCTTTGCGCAGCCCTGCTTGCGCCAGCAGCGGGGCTTTGTCAAACGCCGCGGCGATCGCCGGCGCGTTGCTGTCAATTCTGACGTGCAAGGGCCTTCGCCTGGACGTTTTTCTGCCAGCTGCGATTAACTGTGTAACCCAGATAACCGGTGCCGAACAGCGCCCACATTTCCGTGGGAATCGCCGCCAGCCATGCTTCCATGCCGGCGGTAATGTTGGCGGCCACCCCTGGCCAGATCGCGTAAACCACGCCCATGGGGATCGACGTTAAAATCATTAAATACATGACATAGAGAAAGCTCGGCCGCGCCCGGCTGGTCCAGGGGTCTTCGCTGGCCCCTTCCACAAAAATAGCGTTTAGCTGCAGCGCCAGGCGTTTCATGTCGCCGTTTTGTTCCAGTTGGGCCAGGGCGCGTTCAGCCTCCGCCCGTTTTTCAGGGTCGGGGAAAATCCGGGCAATCAAATCCCTGCCCATGCCTAACACGCCGCTAACCAGTGCTGGATTCATCTTTTTTAGCTCTCAAAAACCAAAAAAGCCGGGCACCCGTAAAGGTGTCCGGCTTGGTGTTGCGCCTTTGCGGGCCGATTCTACACTCTTTCTACTGCCGGGCAAGGGTTAGCGTTTCTCAAACTCCGTCATCAGTTGCCGGGCCAATGCCGCCGGGGTGCTGTTGCGGGGCGCGCCGCTGACGCCGTCGCGCACGGTAATCGGTTTGTTAATGCTGCGCAGGGCCAGTTCGGCGGCGACCTCGGCCTGGGCGCGCAGCAACAGCAGGCCGCGATCTTCCGGTGTAATGGTGGTGTCGGCGGCGGTGTCGCTGATGCTGTGTACAGCATGATAGGTGTACACAAACTGGTCAGTCAGGCAGGCTATTTGCTCGGTGGTCGGGGTCGGCCGCAGCCATATTTCGCGCAGGTTTGCGGCAGCGGTGCGCACCCGCAGCAGCGGCATCGGGCCGGGGTAGCGGCCATCCCAGCGGTTATATTTCGCCCGCTCGGCACTGCCCCAGTCGGTGCCGACAACCTGCATCAGTCCGGCAGGCGCCGGGTAGTTCGGCTGGTCGGCCACCAGGGTGAGGGTGCCGATTAACACCAGCGGGCGACGACGGCCAAAATCCTGGGCGGCAGTGTCTAAAAACCGGGCCATGGCTGCGTGCTGACCCTGGCTTTCAAACCGGTCGGCGGCCTCCCCGATCGACAGGTGCAGGCTCTCCACCAGGCTGTCACGGCTCATGTCTGTCATCGCTACGGCTCACTCATGGATTTTTTACCGGGAAAATCGCAAAGCCGTGCAGTATCTGCGGCTTGTCGGTCTGTATTGAGCATTTAAGCCGGTACTCCACGTAATCAATCAATGGCTTTACTTTTTGTGTGATTTGCGCGCCGACAATGCTGGCGCTGCCGCTAATCAGATCCCCGGGGCTGGGGTCGGTGCCTTTAACCACCGCATCAACGCTCCAGGCGTTGCCCACCACGCTGGTAATGGTCTCGCCGACGGAAAGTTCCTGGCTAAAATCGATGGTCAGCACCAGTTCCTCGCCGGGGCTGTGTGGGTCAAAGCGTTTCGTGGTCACGGCGTCTGTCCTGTGCTAGTGCAGGCTGCGGCGGCGGGCGATCATTACCAGCTCGCGCACCCGGTCGTCGAGGATGACTGTGCGTAGGCGGCCGGCCAACACAATGCGCGCCTCGCCGGGCAGCAGTCCAGCAGTGACCAGCACCACCGGATTAACTGCCGCGGCCGCCGCAGACGCCGAGTTCGGTGTCAGGGCAAGCCCACCCAGCACCACCAACGGGCCAAACGCCTGCGCGCTGGCGGTGGCGGTGGCGGTCAGGGTTAATGCCCCCAGGGCTGTCGCCGGGTCAGCGCCGGCCGCCATCGCGCTCGCCGCCGCCGGGTTAAGCAATAGCCCCCCTTGCAGGGTCTGCGGGTCGGGCACTGCAGCGAGGGCCGCCGCCGGGGGCGGCACGATTAACAGCGCCCCCTGGATGGTCTGCGGGTCGACTGCCTCGCCCACCACAGCGGCAGGAGCAGGGTTTACGGAAATACCCGCCCCGGCTATTACGCCTGGATCAAGCGCGGCGGCCAGCGCTGCCGCCGCTGCCGGGGTTAAGCTCAACGCGCCAAGTTCAGCAGCCGGGTCAGCGGCTGCCGCCACCGTCGCAGCAAAGCCGGGGGACACGTTCATACCGCCCAACGCCACGGCCGGATCAAGCACGGCGGCCAGCGCTGCCGCCGCTGCCGGGGTTAAATTCAACGCGCCAAGTTCAACAGCCGGGTCAGCGGACCCCGCCACCGTCGCAGCAAAGCCGGGGGACAGGTTCAAACCACCCAACGCCACTGCCGGATCAAGCACGGCGGCCAGCGCTGCCGCCGCCGCCGGGGTTAAATTCAACGCGCCAAGTTCAACAGCCGGGTCAGCGGACGCCGCCACCGTCGCAGCAAAGCCGGGGGACAGGTTCAAACCACCCAACGCCACGGTTGGGGTAGTCGTCCCCGCCGTGGCGTTGGCTGGCGCCGGCGTTACCGTAACGCCCCCGGCGACTGCCTCGGCAGCAACCGACCCAATCGGTTGCGTGCCCAGCGATCGAATACCAATACTCACACCGCCTCCAGGCCCGTGATTGCCGTGCCAGCAATGTCCTCCAGCCCAGTGCTGGCCTTGTCGAGCGCCACCTTGGCTCCCCGCCTGATCTGCTCGATATTGGCGGCGAGCTGTACCCAGGCCCCCGAGGTTGCGAGTATGTAATCCGAGGCGGCCTGCGCTGTCCCGCCCCTGGCGGCCTGCTCCGCCGCTATCATCGGGTAGGGTGATAGGTCGGCCGGATACCCGGCGGCGGCGTGGGCCTCTGCCTGTAGCCGTTTGAGCTCATAAGTAATTTCCTGCCCGGGCACCGTAGTAATGTAGCGCTGCCGGGCCTCCCCGGCGGCAACATCCACCAGTGAAGCCAGCCGCTGGCGCTCAGCGGGCAGCGGATCGTAGGCGTCGATCTGCGCCTGTACGGTCGCAATCTCCGCCTCGTCGGTCACCAGTCCTGCTGGGCCATACAGCTCCCAGTCCCCGCTTTTGCGGCGAACCGAATAACCGATTGAGGCCAGGAACTCATCGTGGCTAAGGGTTTTTTGGACAAAGGTAATCAATTCAACCCCCACACGGCCGGCCCGGCGGTCTGCGGTGCCCAGCCACCGGTTGGGCTAAGCGACGCGGGCATAGCCCCCGGCATGGCACTCTCCACCCCGCCGCGCAAAAAATTATAGGTTTGTCCCGGATTGGCAGAGCCGAACGGGGTCGGGCCGACGTATCCGGTCACTGCGCTAGTCAGCGCGGCATTGGCGGTGGAGATGTAAACGATGCGCACGTTACCACGGGGCAAATAGATACCGGAGTCCAAGGTAAACGTCACGGTGCCGGCGGCGTCTATAAGCTCGGCTGCGCCGGACTGCGCCAGCAATTTGCCCGGTGTTGCGTCCGACGCGGGGGCGTAAATGCCTATGCGCATGGTCGCCCCGGCGGTGGCTGCGGAGGAGACACTGACACTGGCCTCTGTGTACTCCCCCGGCCGCGTAACCTCGTAATGGTCAGCCCCGTAGCGTAGAGTTTGGCTGCCCAATGTGCTGCCAATCCGGTTTATGTGCGGGGAGATTAGCCCGGTCACGTCGCCGGTATATAGATCAGTATCCGGCAAAAACAGCATATCCGCCGTGGCGCTGATGCGCAGCTCGCTAGTACCGGATTTGGTGATAGCCGTCAGCGCGCCGCTGTTGGCGTAGGTGCCGGATTTGAGCGTGGCGGTAATGGCGTCCACGGCAAACGTGCCGCCGCTGGTTTTGTGGCCGAATCCCCACTCGCGGTCATTGCCGGACTTGATCTCGTAGGGGACCAGCACGTCCTGCACCAGGGCGGCGACGCCAGCAAACCCGGTAACCGAGGTGACGGTATAGGGGCTGGTCGTCGAGGTGGTTTCGAGGCTGACTGCGTTGGCTAGCATGGGCTAGATCAGCCCGGCGGCCACCATTGCCGGGGTCAGGTTGCGCCAGCTAGCGGCGTGGCTGGTTTTAGCCTCCGGAAGACCCGCCAGCCGGTATTTTTTGCCCACCAGTCGCACCCGCAACATGCCCTGCAACACCTTGGCGCTGCCGGGCAGCTCTGAGCGCATCGCCGCCATTTGTTCGTAGGTCATGCCCTCGGCCACCATCTGGCCGGCGGCGTCGCGCAGGCCGTAATTAAACAGCCGTCGCTGGAGGATTTCGGTCACCCATTTGCGGGCAACTTCGGCGCTGTCCTGGTCGGCTTTTAATTTCAGCGCCTTGAGCACTTCGGTATAGGCTTTGTCGCTGTCAACTACCACGACGCCGCCCTGGTTATCGGTGCCGTAAATGGCCCAGTCGGGCAGGTTGTTCTGCTGGCTCTCTGATAACTTCATGGTTGCTCCTATACGTTATTCAGTCTCATTTCGCAGTCCTGCAGGGTCAGTGGCTGGGTGTCCGAAACGGTGCGATCGCTCACCAGGTCAAACCAGGTCCATAGATCCCTGCTGCCGACAAGCCCGGTGCCGGCAAGCCCGGCATAGCGCGCCCCGCTACCGGACACCGGCAGGTTGCCGCCGCTGGCGGTCCAGGTGATGTCTTTTATCTGCACCAGGGCGCGGTCGTTGGTGTCGTCCTCGGTGAGCACGTCAAAGTCAGTGGCGTTGCGGGCGATCGATACCCCCCCGGCGGTGTAGCCATTGCCGGCCGCGATTTCGGTGAGGTCGCCGTCGAGATTGCTGTCTGGTCCGGGGGCAAAGGCGCTGGTGAACAGTTGCAAAAAGAAATTGGCCGGCACAGAGACACTGGCGGGGAACAGTATGCCCAGCATGTTGTATTTGCCGCGATTGGTTATTCCGCCCATCAGTGAGTCCTCGTTAATTCAAAATGGTCGATAAATTCAGCTTCGGTACCGGCACCCAGCTCAGTGTTCCAGTGTTGTTTCCAGTAGGCCGCCAGGCCCGGCACGTCATTGGATGCAGGTAGCGGTTCCGGTACCCGGCGTAACTTGATTCGTGCCATGGCGGTGGCGTAATAGAGATTGCCGCGCATGGTCTCGGCCATCGGCCAGCGGCCGTCGTAGTCACTGTCGAGCATCATTGTTAGCGGCCAGACACGGGCGGCCACGGCTGGCCGGTAGGTCAGCCAGTTGCTCCATTGGTCGTCATGCACCCAGCCCTCCATCTGATAAATGCCCATCGCCGGGCCGGTGGGGTGCTGGTCTAAAAACTGCCCCAGCAGACTCTCTTGCGCAGCAATACCCAGCAATAACTGTTCTGCCGCCGCGCTGCGCATCCTCAGTTGCCGTAACACCGGTTTAATCACGAATTCCAGCAAGTGGTCGGGCCGGATCATCGGGTCACTTTTTCAGGCGAGGGAGGGGGCCCCAGCAGGCACAGCCGCGGGGCATGGCACCGGGTTGTTTCAGCGTGGGTAATGGTCTGTTCGGCGTCGGCCAAAGCCTCGTCGGCGTCGGCTTTAATGTTGGCTATTTCTGCGTCCAGCCGCGCGCAGCGGGGGGCAAAAAACCGTTTTATTTTCCCCGGCATCTTCATTATTTTCGGTCCATTAGCACCGCCAACACCTTGTCGAGTTTGGTCACCGTGTCGGTGAGCGCGCCGATATACTGCCAGGCTACCTTGCGGTCGCTGCGGTGGTCACGGTACATCGCCACCAGAGCAATCAGCGTAAACGACAGCATCAGTGCCAGGGTGGCAATGACGATGTTCTCGCTGCTGATCAATGCGCTTAACCCATCCACCGGCATGGTCCTGCAATAGCAGTTAAAAAAGCCGGCGACAGGGGGAGAGGATGAGCCCCCGCCGCCGACAGTGGGTTGTTACTCCGGCGGCGTCGACTCGCCACCGGGGGGAAAAGCCTGGTCGCGGGTATCCGCTAGCACCCGCCGCACCACCGGATCTTCTTCGCCTTGAATGGCGCTGTTGAATGCGTCGGCGCTGTCAGCGTCCGCCAGGGCGGTTAGCTGTTCATCAATGCGGGTCTGTCGCGCAGCCAGCTGTAAGGTAACTTCCTCGATCGCGGCAATTACGCCCTTGCGGGTGTTGCCGTTGTTCTCGGCCTCCACCAACCGGGCCAGCTCGCCCATGTCGAGCAGGTCATCGGCGAGGCGCTGGGCGATCGCTTCAATAAATTTAGGCACACTCTGATCCAGCAGGGCCAGCAGCGGGTCCACCGGCTCTGCCACGGGGGCGGCACTAGCCACCGGCCCTAGCAGGGATTCTTCGATCATCCGCGTTTCGCCGGGGGGTATCTCTTTGCCGCCGCGGTGAATGGTGCCCTTGCCTGTGTTGGTAACCGGGACTCTTGCCATGTTTTTAACCTCTATCTATTCAGCAATGGTTGTTAACTTATTGGCTAAACGGGCTGTCAGGTGCCGTCAAACGCGGCGCGGGCGGTGGCCGAGTAGGCAATGACTGAGGTCAGCCGGTCGCGGATCGGGGTCGGCACCTTGAGGCCCACATACTGCTCGCCGTAGGCAATGCGTTTGCCGGTGGGGCGCCCGCTGGCGCCGACTGCCTCAAACGTGGGGCCGATCATCCAGGGTTTGGCGATGGTGAGTCCCAGCGTGCCGCGGGGGCCCATCAAAATACGCGAAACACCCAGGTCAATGCCGGCAGCATCGGTGCCATAGGCGGCGATCATCTTGATGCGCTGCAGGTCGCCAGCGGCGTCGGTGTCGGCGCCGTTGCGGGCGGCCTGTGCGGTGAAGGTCTCAGCATTGCTGGCTTTGTCGTTAAGAACAGAGCTCATTAACAAAAAGTCGGCTTTAACAAAGCGCTCGGACTTTAAAATTGCCTGGCGGGCGCCGACCGCTTCCAGCAGGCCGTTAAGGTGCTGGGCGTTGGTCAGACCGGCGGCAATGTCCAGATCAAACTTGACCACGTTGGTGGCGTAGCTGTAGCTGATGGTGTTCACGCCGGTGTCGACCGGGGTAACCGCCACGCCCAGCTCACTGACCAGCTGGATATAGCCCATGTTGTAGTCGGTCACTCGGTAATAGGTGCCCGCCGACTGGGTGTTGGAGCCGTCGTAAGGGGTGATCGCCACGCCATTCAGGGTCAGCGTAATCGGGTTTTCTGCTGAGCCGACGTTGGTGCCCTGCAGATCTTTTTCCTGATGCGGGCGCACCAACGGGAAGTTGGCCAGTTTGATGGTGTGGGTGCCGCCACCAAGCTGGGCATCAAACGCCTCGGCGCTGACCGCCACCGCGCCGTAAGCATCTGCGCTGCGCTGGTATTCGTTGGCCAGCCGGGCTGCGGTAAGCTCGGCCATGACCCGGCCGTTAGATTCCACGTTGCGCGCCCAGGCATCCCAGTTAATGCCGCTGGCGGCGGAAAAATGCACCACCTCGTTACTGAGGTTCATGCTGATTTTCATGGGGTTGATATACGCCAGGTCCATTGCCTGGGTAATGCCCGCCGGGGGAATTTCAGCCCCCTCATAGACAATGCCCTGGTTAACTACCTGGCTGGTGTCGCGCAGCTCATAAGGGATCTGGGTGGTCGCCGTGGAGCTGGGGTCCACGGTAGCGTTAACCAGCTGCATGATGTTGAGGTCGGCCAGCGACTCACGAATCACCGTGCGCTGAAACCCCACCGGCAGGTTGGTGTTACTGATTACCACTTCACCACCGGCGAGCATGATCGATTCTCTGTACAGCGCTGCCGCATTAACCCGGTCAAATTCAGCCAGCAAAACACTGCCGAAGCTGTCCGCTGACGGCTCGGCAAGTTTGATTTTGCCCAGGCGGTAGTTGGCGGATTTTTTCAGGGATTCGTCGATCTGTGCCTGCATTTTGGTCACGGCATCGGCGTCGGTCTGGGTTAGTCGCACCACGCCGCCGGGGGCGCCGTAGCCCTGGGCCTGCAGTTTCGCCGCCACCACCAGGCTGTCGGCCAGTTTAATGGCGCTCGCGGCCATGGCGTCGACCGTGGCATCGGTGTGGGCGGCGGTAATGGTTTCACCCAGGGCGATGATTTCATTACGCTGGGTTTCGTTGAGCGATTTCATGCCTTCGTGTTTGTCGAGGGCATCGGTAAAGCGTTTGCGCTGGGTGGTCTCGCCGGCGGCCGCCAGTCGCAGCGCCTCGGCAGCAGCGGCCTGCTGGGCGGCCAGTTGTTTTTTAACAATGTCGCTAATCTGGTCGGCAGATAGCTGGACCGGGGCAGGGTCGCTGGCGGGGGGCGTTGCCGCCAGCTTGATTTGCTCGGCAGCGGTGCCCGCCAGGGTGATCACGTTTTCGGTGATTAGCCTGGCAGCGGCGTCGTCGGAAGTGTCGCCAAATGCCTGCTCCCAACTGAGCTTAAACCCCGCCACCATTGGCTCGGGGAGTTTCAGGCCAGCAAGGGCAGATAATAAAATGGCCAGGTATTTTTCTTTCATTTCGACGATCTCCGTGGTGAGCTGTCGGGCAAGTAAAGGGGTTAGTGCAATGTGGCGGTTGTCCTGGGTGGTGGCGGATAACTGCAAGGGGCTGGGGTCGATGGCGTCCAGGTTTTTTACCCGGGGGCGGGTGGTGATGGCGGCGCCCTGAAGCAGTGGACCGTGTTTCTTGCCGGTCTCGGGGTCTTTGTAGTTAGGGTGGAAGTCCGCGCTAAAGTAGCGAAAGCCTTTTTTGGTGACTGCTTCGCGGCCGAATTCGGTCCACTCAATGCGCCCGCGCAGGCGGCCGTTGTCCAGTGTTAATTCGCGAATAAACCCGGCGCTGCCGCCGCTAAAATCGTGAGAAATATCGATCGATAAGTCCTGACCAAAGGTGTTCGCCTTGAAGTTGTCGACCATGGTTTGCAGCATGGCGTCGGTGATTTCAACCTCGCCGTAGTAGTCATCGTCAAACTTAACAGTGCGGGTGATGGTCTCCCACGTTTCTACGGTGTCGGCGTCCATCAACGAAACCCGCTCGCCCATCAGCAGCAGGCTTTCGCCGCTGACGCCGGCCTCTAGCTGGATGGTGAACTGTGCGCCTGGTTTCATAAACCGCTCGCCCTGAAACGAAAAAAGCCTGGCACCCGTGAAGGTGTCCGGCTTTAAATAAACTGCCTTTATTGGCGCTATTCTGGCCTATGTGGTTGTTGTGTCAAGTCTTTTGTTGTGGGTCGACCTGCTGGCAAAAATAGAGCGGCAGCATAACCCAGTGCATGCACTGGCATTTGGCCGCCGCCTGGCCGCTGGACATTACCTTGATTATCCGGTTTCGCACCACGTCGCCGTAGAACACTTTGCGGCGGCATTGCGGGCAGGTGACCCGCTGGGGGGTTAGTGTCGCCGGGGTGACCGGGGGGGTTAACTCTGGGCGGTTCACGGCGCGAACTGGGTTACATCAACCCCCTGGCGGGTGAGTCGTTTTTTCAGGGTTTTCCAGCGGGTGGCAATACTGCGCTCGCCGACGTGCCCGGCTAAAAAGGCCGCTCTCTTCTGTACTCCCCCAAGCACTGCTGCCTGGGTGGGGCCGTCCTGGCCGCGCAACCAGTCGATGCGGTCGGTCTTGCCGGCGCGATCGTCGGCGCTGATTTCGTCGGCAAAGACTACCTCGACAAAGCTGATGGTGTTGGGATGGGCTGGCCAGGGGTTGCGGTCGCGCGGGTAGACCCCTGGCCCCAGCCCGTAGCGGTTAACGCTGGCGTGCATGTCGCAAATGTCCGGCCGCGGGTGGCGCGGCGACAGCAAAAACCGGGTGGCGACAACGTCGGACAGTTCAAATGCGGCCGCCATGTAGCCCTCGCCGTGGGCGCGGTTTAGCTCGGTGCGCATGACCCGCTGCACTTTTGCCCGGGCGCTGTCCGGGCTTTTGGTGAGGGGGTCGACGGCCTGTCTGGCGATGACATCAGCGGCGGCCTGGCGCTCTTTGCCATGCAGGTTGGCGGGCACTGGTTCCCCCCGGCGCAGAAAGTCTGCCGTGGCTTCGCTGGCGGAGTTGCCCTGCACAATGGCCCGGTTAATGACCTGAATTACCTCGTCGGCGGCGCCGCTGTCGATGTTCCAGAGTCGGTCCGATAGCTGCAGGCCCTCGGCGTCTACAAACAGGGTTATCTGGCGCACGGTCTCGTTGGCCAGCTGCTGGGGGTCGGCGAAAATCACCGGTGAGAACACGGCGCCCCCCTCTTTGGCGGCCTGGGTCATGCCGGTAGTTAATGCCTGGTCGCGTTGTGCGGACAGGTCGCGCAGGCGCTGCTCTATTTGCAGCTTTAACCCCTGCAACTGCTGCAGGCGAACAATGCCCAGGGTGTCAGCTTGCGACCGAATCAGGGCCTGGATGTCTTCGCCCGCCTGGCGGTAAATCTCGGTAATGCGCGCCAGATAAAAAGCATCGGTTCTGCTGTGCTGGTCCCGCGCCTGTTTGGCGGCACGTTTGATCTGGGCTTTTATCTGGGCTGGGGTCGCCATTATGGGTTATGCCCGCCTGGTCACGGGGTGGTGATATGCCATCGCTTTAATGTCAGCAGTTGGGCGGCTGATGCTTTCCGTGATGGGACATGCGGGCCCGGGCGGGGCGGCTGGGCCGGTCAAAAAAACCGTGATGCGCGGCTGGGTCGCGGCCACGGTGCCGCACAGGATGGGAATAAATCGCCGGGATACAGGGGTCTCGATAATCAGCAGCACGGCCGGGGGCTTGCCGGTCATGCGCCCGTAATGCAGTGACTGGCCGATGCTCTCGGCCCATTTGTTGGCAAAATCGACCTCCACGGCGTATTGGTCGGTGATGCAATCGACCCGGGTGCGATCAGGCAGCACCACCTCGGCCCGCCCGCTCTGGGCGTCACACCAGCGCTGCTGATAGTACTTTTCGTGATTTAGGCGTTTAGCGGCATGACTGACGGGAAGTGCAAACAGGGCAGCGAATAAAAAAGAAATGAGCAGCAGCTTAGTTAGTGACATGGGTGGCGCTCTCTTTTTTGGGGGCGTTGCCGGGGGTAATGCTAACCCGCTGGCGGGGGCGGTCCAGGTCTTCGTCATCTTCTTCGTGGTTGGGGTATGGGTCGCTGCTGGCTCGCTCTACCTTCCGGCGGGAAAGCTCGGTATCGGCATTTAGCCCGGCGGTCTCCCAGACGGTGCGCTGGCTGGCCCCTGTTGCCATGACTTTTAGCGCTCGGTCGGTGGCCTGGTTGGCGGTCTCGGTGCGGCGTTCGGCAAATTTAACGCACATGCCTGGCACGCTGTCGGGGTTGATGCCGTTGAGCAGCAGGTGCAGTTCAAACCCGGTCTGGTAGGCGGTGGATACGCAGTCCTGCAGGGCGTCGAGCTCGTCATAAAAGGCGGTGAGCAGGTCTTCGAGAATGTCCCGGTTCAGGCCATCGGTGTAGCCAAATATGGCTTTATCGCCGGGGCTGCCGGCAAAAAAGGCATCGAGCAGATAGAGAATGTCTTTGATATGGTCGAGGTTTTCGTCCCCCTGCACGGGAGTGACCGCGCCTTTGGTGTTCATGTAATAGTTGGTGGTGACTTCTTTCTGGTCGTCTTCGACCCTCTCCTTATATTCCTGCAACACTTCGTTGCTGGCTCCTTCGAGCACATGGGCGGTGCGCAGGGGGGCGCGCTCATTGCGGCGCACCACCAGGTCGGTCTCGGTCATGCGCAGTTTAAGCAGGGTTTCGCGCACGGCATCGAGCCAGGGGCGGCCCATGGCGCCGTGGTCGTCGTAGTTTTCGGGGTCTAGCCGGCAAACGGTGAGTTGCCAGAGCGGAAACACGGCGATATCCCTGCCGCTGGTCGGGTCGAGCTGAGCATAAGCGGCGCTGGGGTCGGGGAAAACGCCGTTGTCGTCGGCCAGCGGCTTGATGGTCTCGGTGGGCATACGCACGCCGCGGACGACGTTTTTTTGTGCCGGGTCCAGCACCCATTGCAGGCACAAGTTCCCCTCCATTAACACGCTGCGGATATCGCTTTTTAGTTTGTCGCGTTTGTCCAGGTGGCAGGCGGCAACAAATTGCTTGAAAAGGCGCTGGATGCGGTCGTTGGTGTCGGTGGTGTGAAGTTTGATGCCGCCTTTTACCGCCATGGAGGCGGTCTTGCGGTGAATGGTCTTAACCCGCCCATCGACTTTGTCGAGCCGCCGCAGGTCGAGAATGGCCGCGCGCAGGGCTGGGTTTACATAAAGTCGCTGGTTAATCCGCCCGATGCGGGCTGTCTCTACCACGGTGCTGCCTTGCTGGGCACCGGCAGGTGTTTTGTCTGCCACCGCCGGGGGTGTTTTGCTGGAGACCGGCTTGCCCCCCAGGCGGTTAAGTAGGTCGGTAATAACGGCCATGGCGAGTCCCTGAATGGTTGAGTTGATAAATCAATGCGTACAACTGCGCTGCGGCTATTTTTTTGGCAACCCCGGCGGTTACGTCTCTGCTGCCGATCAACACCTGGCTGGCGGCGGGCGCGGCGCCCCGGGTGGTGAGTGCCCAGACCGACGCCATGGCCGCATCAAACAGGTCGTCGCCGGTCTTTTTGTTGACCATCTTGTAGCTGCTGTAGCTGGCGCGGGTCGACTCTTGCTTGATGTTGCTCAGTTGGCGCACCAGCAGGCGCAGGTCAGCGGTGGACGGGTCGTCCAGGTCGAGGTCGTCCACATAGGGCAAGGCGGCCTGACCGTTGTGGTAAACACTGCGCAGGGCCGTGGCCATGCTGTGTTTGGTCATGCCCTCAAAACGGATCGGAGCAAACGGCCATTCGGGCCAGGTGCTGGCGGTGCTGTCGCCATCGCCAATGGTGCGCCGATCGATGCTGGTTAATCCCTCGCTAAAAAGTTCGTCATTTAACTGGGTAAGCATGCCCACGCCGTAGGCATCCCCCATGGCGTAATCGGGGCGAAAATACTGCCAAAACCCTTTTATATCGCGCTTGACCACCTGGTCATCTGCCCCGGGCCGCCAGGTTTTGGCAAAAATAAAGCAGGTGAAGTTACCGATCTGCTCGGTGACTACCAGGGCGTGGCGGCTGGCCTCCGGGCTCTCGCCGTGGCCGCTGGCGTCATAACCAAACGCTATTAGTCCGCGTTTTTGCCAGGACTCGCCCGGCAGGGGGTCGGCTAGCTGGATGTTGGCTTTGAGCCCAACGTGCATGGCCTGGCGAATGTGTTTTTCCCAGATCAGGTTGCGGGCGCTGATGTTGCGGCACAACAACTGGCGAATATATTCGTCTGGCGACAGCTGGGAGGTCATATCATCCATAAATGCCTTGTTGATAATGCCCATTTCAATGCCCAGGTGGACATTAACCACCGGCAGGACGTGATAGAGACCGTCAGCCACCATTTGCCCGAGAGTGTCGGCGCCCTTAAACACGCCGGTGATGCGGATTTGCGGCTTGTTTTCGCTGCTGGCTGATGCCCCTAGCCGCCGGGTGCTGCCCATCATCAGCAAAAAGCGGCTATAGAGCCGGTCAGCGGGCATGTCGTCGACTTCCTCCAGGCTGGCAGCGGTCAGGTCGCCGCCATCGACGTTGGCCATAATCCCGTAAGCCTCGGCCCGGCTGCGGTTGGCGAATTGGTAGTAGGTGTCGGCGATTTGCCGCCGCCCGGACTTGTAGCCGACAAAGGCGGTCAGGGCCTCGCTGCGGCGGATGGCATCGAGGTGGTAATCAAGGTTGACTCGGGCCTGGGCCTCTCGCGGCGCCACCACCCCCAGGGACTGGTCGGCGTGAGTGGCGCCGTACTCCAGCAAGTAAAGCTCTTTGCCGGCGGTTTTCCCCGTGCGCCGACAGGAAAAATCCAGCGAATTCGGGTGCTGGTCCATTTCCAGCATCTTTAGCACCTGCACCGGGTCAAGGTCGACGTTGTGAATGTGCTTGTGCCACAGGGCGTGGTCGCCGGCGTAGCGCATAACTTCACGCTCGGCGACCTGCTGTAACCGGACTCGCTGCGGGGCACTAATGCGCTGCTGCATTAGCCACCACCCTCGCTGTGCTCAATTAAAATCGGGTCGCGGCGGGTTTGGGTCTGGCTGCGCTCGATCATCTGTTGCACTTTTTCCAGCGCGGCGGTCTGGCGCTGCTGAAATTCCATCAGGTCGGCTTTGTCGTCTTCCTCTGCGTCTAAATATCCGCTCAACAGCTCGCCATCCTGTTGGCCTTTCGGGGTCATGTTTAGATCCGCCAGGGTCATGTGATTTTTAGCTAGAAAATCAGCCAAAATCCGCAGCAAAGGGTTGGCCGTGTGCTCCATTACCGGGTACAGCACCCCGTCGGGTCCGTGGGTTTCAACGAAATGGATCCCGCCTTCCTTGTCGCCATGCCAAACGGGGGCATCAAACTGCACCCCGTTGGCGGCAATCGAGCGGATCATCTCGCTGATAATCGATAGCACTCCGGCCTGGTGATCAGCCATGATGCTGGTGAGCATCCCAGGGTTGCCGGTTTCGTGGGCAACCTGCACCTTTAAAAACAGGTCCAGCCGCGACAAACATGCCCGAGCAGGGACGCAATCGCGGTTTTCCAGGTACTGACAGCCAGCGCACTGCTCATAACCGCCAGGGCGGGGCGGGAAATAACTCGCAGTCGACGCATAGGCCCCGTGCTTTAGGGCATTAAACCGGGTTAGCTGCGCCTCTTCCGGGGTCGGGTGCCCCTCCAGATTCGCCGCCGATGCAGCCTTGCCCGCCTCTGTCTTCGGCCCAGTCGCATAGAAATTAGCCTTGAGACGGTTAATCTCCCAGTAAACCTGCGGCGTTTCGGGGTTCCCACAATCAGGACATACGGTAAAATAACTGAACGGGTGCCAGTGCTTTTCCGGGCAGTCAACAACCTCCGCAGGCTCCGCCTCGAATCGCGCGCCACAATCACATTTAAAATTGACTAAATTCAAATGCCCCATCAAGCCGACCGCCGTAGATTCTCGGGCAGTTCAAGCCCCACCCGTCTGGTTCGCAGCAGGGATGTCTCGGGGAGCCATCCTTTCTCGCTATGAACCGCCTGGCCGCGTCCGCCGGCCAGTATGACCTGCGGGCGGTATTTTATTGTCGCATTGTGCGCGTTTATCTCGATTGACTCCAGTAATTCACTAAACAACCTCCTGATTTTGTGGGAATTTGTCTCTACAGCTAGTGTTTCGATCAACACCTGCCGTATTTTGAATATATCGCTGGGGCCGATGTTCGATCGTGGCGGCGGTTCTTTTTCTAGCTTTGTGATTTCGGCTTCTAGCTGGGCAATTCTGTCTGTATGCTCTCGCAGCCTCGGGGCAATGTCAGCTAAATTAAGGGCGTCTCCAGCGGCTTCCAGTTGTTCATACAGCCGGGCTCGCTTCGATTCGGTTTTAGCTAGTGACGCTCTGACTTCTCTTTTTTTAATCGACTGCTCGCTTGCCCATTTTTCCGAGCTCTTCCGAAGTTTGTGCATTATTGAGATCAGGTTGTTTTTATTGAAAACCCGACTGATCACCTCCCCTTTTAGCCAGTCGTCTAGCTGCCTCCCAGGGATCCGGCCAGCATCACAGCTTCCATTCTGCTTGGATTCTCTGCAACGGTAGTAACTGTAGCGTTTGCCTCCTCGACCTGTTGCCGTTTCAGTCTGCAGGCTGCTGCCGCAGTCACCGCATACTAAAACCCCGGTGAATAAATGCGTCGACGATGGCGATCCGCTAATTCTCGGGTTTGTCTCAGCGTCCATGACTTTTTTAACCAGATCAAATTTTGCTTGATCGATTATTGCTGGGTGAGCGGGGACAACAACCCATTCAGCGACTGGGCGCAAGCGCCCGGTGTGTCGATCTTTTTTGCCAAATGCAATTTTGCCGGTAACTGACTGGTTCCGAAGCAGTGAAAGAACCGCGCTCTTGGTCCATTTCTTCCCTCTATTTGTTTCTCCGGCAAAATCTAATTTTTGAGCGATCGACTTGCCGCCCATCCCCTCTAATTTGTAATGGAAAATTCTTTTAACTTGTTCGGCTTCCTCTTCAACGACCGCTAGCCGTCGTTTTTTTTGATTACAGGGGTCAGGAGTGACTTTGTAGCCTAGTGGGGGGTGCCCCCCGTTCCAATACCCCGACCTGGCGTTGGAAATCATGGATCTGATCGTGTCCCTTGCTGTGTCCCGGGATTTTAGCTCGTCGACCAGCTCCATAATCCCCTCAGCCACCCAGCCAGCGTCTGTTTCGCTGTCCAGATCCATCGAAACATAAACTAGCTTCACCCCGTAGTCTTTGAGTTTCCGTTTATACACAACAGCGTCGTACTGATTGCGAGCGAACCGGCTGGTCGACCAGCAAATTAAATAATCCGGTGAGTGCAAAGAACAGTAGTTCATCATCGCTGAAAACTCGGCGCGTTTATCGCTCCTCCCCGACTTCCCTTTATCCACGAACTCGATGAGCACGGTTGAATCCAGGGCGGCTGCCTTAGCTCGTTGCCGCTCCAACATGCTGGCGATCGGCAGTTCCTTTTGCGCTTGTTTGGCTGTTGATACCCGGGCATAGATGACTGAGGTTTTTTTCATTTTCGCGATTTTTAGAATAAAGAATTTAAATAATAGTAGATATCTAAGTACCCACCCCCCGTGGGATCGGTTAAGCCTGGGTGTTTCCGAGCCCCCACCCCTTCACGAACTGCGGCAGGGTCGACCATTCCCTCCGCGCTGCTTCGCTTTACGCTCAAAGCGGCAGGCAGCAACCCGCATAACTCCGCAACCCTGAACCAGCTCTGCTTCGCTTTATTGCATTAAGCGAACAACAAGGCTCCCGGACTCTAACTGATATTGCCCGTTCCAAACAGCATTTCTGGAGGCCTGCGCGCCCGTCTGAAAACATCGGTAAACAGTAGAATGAGAGATTAGGGCAGGGTCGGGCAATTAGCGCTCCAGGACTCAACCCGAGCCAAAAGAGGCGGGTTTATGGGTGCTCTTATCCATCGACTTAATTAGCGCGCTGACCGGTGTGTTAATTTTCCTCAGCGGGTTTGATTGGTCGACCACTTTAGCCAGCTGGCGGGCGGCCATGCGCGTGTAAATCCTGGTTGATTTAGGGTCAGAGTGACCGAGCAAGGTCTGCATAGTTAGCAGATTGGTCTCATCTTCCTGCAGCTCGATGCCTACCAGGTGGCGGGCTGCGTGGGCGTGCAGCTGGTCGGTCGGGATGCCCGCCGCCTGGCCGTGATGTTTGATGATCCGGTCAATGCTGCGGGTCGACAGCCGTCGCGCCTCGCCGTGGTATTTGTCGTCGGTTATCTGGCGGTTATTTATCGAGCACCATAACACCCGGTCACCGTCTGCCAATGTCCGATCGATGGTTCCAAGGTCAGGGTGACCCAGGTATGCACGGACCAGCAGCCGGGCTTCGTCAGGCACCGGCAGCAGCCGTTGTTTGTTGCCTTTCTCGGTGAGTTTAACCAGCAGCCGTTCGCGGCCGTCCACATCTACCCAGTGGAGGTCGCTATCGTTTAGCCTGGCTAAGCCACTGATTCTGGCGCCGGTGCCGATTAACAGCGCCAGCAGCGCCGAATCGCGCACCCCTAAAAACGAATCTAGCCCGGGCTGCATTAGCAGCCGTTCTGCATTATCCAGCGACAGCGCCGCGGGCAGTGGGGCGCCAGCACTGGGGAGCGGTAGCAATTCCGCCGGATTAGATCTAATAGCACCGCTAGCGTGCAACCAGCCATAAAACCCGCGCAGTGCTGAGACCATCGGCCGGCGACCTCGAGCCCCGATTTTTTGCCTGTGCAGTTCCAACCCGGCGAACTGCTCCAGCTCGCCGGCGGTTATTCCCAGCGGATCCAGCCCCAGACCCTGGCAATACTTGCCGAGCCGGTCGAGCGTTTTGGCGTACTTGTCGACCGTGGCCACGGCGCGCCCTTCCGTTTTTTCCTTGTATTGCAACCAGTCTGCAGAGAGATTTTCAAACATAGAGGGAGAATTCAGCCGTAAAACCCGTGGATGCGTGCGTTTATCAGTCTAACTGATTGATCTGTCAACAGATTTCGCCCACAGATCCCCACGGATTAACCTATGGACAGCACCAAAACCCGTGGATGAAATCTCGACACTCAAAACCGACTTGTGGATGGGCTATTTATTGGCCTGCCCTTCTATCTATCTATTTATTTCATTAAAAACAGATAGATAGATAGATAATCAGCTCGAAAAACGCCGAGGGCATCCACGGATTAAAAACAAAACCCGTGGGGATTTGGGGGCAACCCGTGGGGATTTGGGGGTAACTTGGGAGAATTCGCTTTAGAAAAACAATGACTTAGCTCGATGACCCGCCGAATCCACGGGTTTTAACAAAACTCCCCGTCATTTGATTTTAAAAAAAACACCATCACGCCAGTTGGCTGGCGGGCGCTGGGGGTGGTTCACCGCACCCGGCTGGATGCCGGGGCGCTGATACAAAACGAGCGCACCGGCATTTTTGCTCAGATTAATGCCGGCGTGGTGCGGTCGCTGCCCCAGCGCGACATCGCCCGGCTGGTGGCCAATGACTGATCTAATCCAGATCAAAAACACCGGCCCGGGTGCTGGTGCCAGAGCCACAGCGGGGCATGATCGCGGGATGAAAACCGCAAAAACGGTGATTATTTCGCGGGGACCGTGGACAGATCAGGGCGGGCGCGAGGCGCTGGGGCTGCTGTTTGTCGTCGTGGAGGTATATATAGAGCGATGACCACCCGCAATAACAAAAACTATAAACGGCTCTGCAGCGGCCTGCAGTTAGAGGATCGAGACGTGGTAGAGGTGATGGCCACCGCGGGGCATGACACGTCCCGCACCCGCGCCAACGGTTGGGGCCGGGGGGGGCGACACTAAAAAAACAGGACGTCGGGTCGCAGTACCCCGAGCAGCGGGAGCGGAGAATGAAAATTATGACCGATGACGAATTCGACGCGTTTTGCGACGGCCTAGCAACCTGGCTGCGGCGCGGCAATGAGTAACTCCCGCAAAACCGAGCACATACGGATGGCGCCGGCCGACGTGCTGGCGCTGCTGGCGCTACTGCGGGAGGGCGCTACCCACCATGATCTAGAGCAAAAGCTTGGCCGCAGCCGCGCCACGGTAACCCGGATGCTGACGACGATGCGGGCGGGGTTTGGGTGCGAGATTGAGTTCGACCGGCAGGCCGGTTGTTAGCCGCACACACCAAAAATGCGGGCGAAGTTTCCGGGGTCATTGCAGCTCATGTCTTCGGCGCAGGCGCTAATTATTGCCGCTGCTTCGGCGCACGAATCCGCCCACATATCGCGCTCGTCAGCCAGCCGTCGCCGTTCCGCCATGTATTCATGGGTTTTCGGCCTGTCTGCACCAAGTCGCCCGTCAGTCGCTTCGACAGCCGCTTCACTCAGGGTTAAACGGCCTGATCATCGGCTATTCCCTTCTGCACTATCGGCCAGTGTGTGGGGCAGTAGTGAAAACCCTCGGCGTGGTCAATACCCCAGCCTGCACGCTCCACGTCCGCATCGGTGTAGTCGCGCAATTCAGTTTCATCGCCACAGCCACCGGCATCGCATTCCAAAATAATTTTAATAGTCATATCTCACTCCGTAGGTGGAGGCCGTTTAACAACGGCAAATCAGTCGGGATTGCGCTAGACGCGCAAGATGCCTCTGCCAGCAAATGCCGGTATAGCGCGTCTGTATATCGATCAACACCGTCAGGCACCGAAACCCAGCCGCCCCTAGTGTATTTATCAGCGCCGAATGTGCCGACCTCTGCTACCGCTAGCAGCGCCCGACCGAAATCACCCAAAACGCTAGCTATCGGTTTGCCCTGAGCCTTCACCACCGGCTGCAACAGGGTGCCAGGTTTTAGCCACCGCCAGCCCAGTCGCCGGGTCACGGTTTTAGTCCGGGCCTTAACCTGCTGTTGGGTCAAAAACATGCTGATCATTCGTGGCATTGTCGGCTCCTAAAAAACGTCATCGGAAAAACAGGGGGGTTCGCAAACCCTCTTCGCATCGCAGCGAGCGCAGCGATCAAAAACAATTATTTCCGTGCCAAAGTCGTGGTCATAGCTGTCGTCGATAGTTTCCCAGTCATGGTCCCATTCGCCGTGGTCGTAGCAGGGGTGGTGTGGTCCGATGAAATCCGCGGTCATTGGGGTGTTCATGCCACCCTCGCCGGTTGCTGGGCGACCAGGTTGGCCCGCACCAGTGCCTCGGCAACGGGCGGGGGCACGGAGTTGCCGACCATGGCGACCTGTTGGGTTTTGGTAAAGGGGCTGCCGTTTGCCCGCTGGGCGATCCGGTAGTCGTCGGGGAATCCCTGGGCTGCGTAGAGTTCGTGGGGCTGCAGCATCCGCATTCCGATATCGATAATTCGGTATTGCTCACCGCGAACGGTCACCAGGCCCAGCCGGTCTTTGGTGGGGATGGTGTGCAGTGGCTCGTCGAGTCGCTGCCACTGGCCACCTTCGCTGTAGTATTTGATTAAAAATGCGGTGACCAGCGAATGGTGGTCGATGGTGGTAACGGTGCCCAGCGGGGCGGTTAATGTTTGCCCGGTGACGCCGGTGTAATGTTTGGCGAGGAATGCCGCGACCAGTGCCGATTTGCCGCCACCGCTGGCGACGGTTGTGCCTAACGAGGTATCCGCTCCGCTGCCAACCGATTGCCCGAATTGGCGTGAAATAAATGGCGCAACCAGGCAGTGCTCTGCTTTGGTGGTGATGGTGGTCAGCGGGGCATCCAGGTCGTATTGCATGCCGTCACCGCCCCATCCGGAGTGGCCGATTCGCACGATAAACGGGCGGGGGTCATCGATGACGAATTTCTGGATGCCCCTGGCGATGCGCCGCAGGGTGTTGTCGGCCAGCGGCCGTTTGCGGTCGAATATGCTGGGGCATGGGATTGACCAGTCGATAATCTCGGCAGCGGTTCGCCAGGGTTTTCGTTGGCCGTTAATTACTGCCGGGTGGTCGGGTTTGCCGTGGGTGGGGGTTGGCCAGGTAATGGGCTGGCCGTCGCATCGGGCCACCATAAATAGTCGTTTGCGACTGGTAGGGGCGCCGTAATCGGCGGCGACTAGCGATTTAAACTCGACGCAATAGCCGTGCCCTTGCAGTTGGCGGACAAATGATTGAAACGTGGTGCCTTTGCGATCGGGGCAGGGTATCTGGTCGCCGTTGTTGTTAGTGATTAGCGGTCCCCAGGTTTCAAATTCCTCGACGTTTTCGAGCATGATTACCCGTGGGCGCACGGTGGCTGCCCAGCGCACGGCCACCCACGCTAGCCCGCGTATTTTCTTTTCTACCGGTTTCGAGCCTTTGGCGCGGCTGAAATGCTTGCAGTCTGGACTAAACCAGGCGAGAGAGACCGGCCTGCCCTGGCAGGCTTCGCGCGGGTCAACATCCCAAACCGACTCGCAAAAATGGCGAGACCCCGGATGGTTGACGGTGTGTATGTCGATGGCGTCGGGGCTGTGGTTAATTGCCAAATCAACCGGGCGACCGAGGGCCTGCTCGATGCCCGTGCTGGCGCCGCCGCCGCCGCAGAAATTATCCACGACCAGGTCGTTATTCAGCGGCAGGGCGAATTGCGGATGGTGGCGGTAGTTCATTTAATTGCCCTCATAACCAAAAAACCCAGACCCCACGCGCCCAGGCGTAGGTGTAAAAAATCGCCAGGCTGAGCTGGCCCCACTGTTTTGCCTGCCAGTTCTGGTGCAAAAACCCCGGCTGGCTGGCCAGCCCCACCAGGCAGGCCCAGCGGGCCAAATCGGGGTCGGGATCCTGCGTTAGCCAGATCGCCGCACCACCGGTGAGGGCGATGTACAGATCCAGCCGGGTGATGGCGGTGGTCATTGGGGCGACGCCTGCGCCCCGGGCTGGTCCCTGGTTAATCTCACTGATTTCATCGGTTTCTCCTTAGTTAAAAAAACAGCCAATAAACCCCGCCATACACCACAAAGGCGCACCCCAGGGTGATGGCCAGGCACCGGCCCCAGCCGGTGGGGTCAATAGAACTCATTCTCATGGTGGGGGTGCTCCGGTCGGCTCACGCTCAGGCCGTATTCGGCCAGGCGTTCCAGGTCCAGGGCCACCAGGTTGCTGATGCGCCCGCGTTTAACGACGCGCTCGATCTCTTCGTCAAAAATCACCCCGGCCCGGCGCAGCGATTTTTTTAGCGCCCGATCGCTCTTGATTGGCAGGGTGTCGAACCACTCTTTAGTGGTCATGCTGCTCTGCAGGTGGGCCATCACATGGCTGGTGCGCAGCAAAATGCAGGGCCTGCTGCCGCCGGCGTTGTCCTTGCGGGTGTAGTCCTCTTCAAAGCTCACCGGCAGCTTGTAGTTGCCGGCGTCAATCTCTACAAACAGCCGCTCGATGATCCACACCCAGACCTCGCGGCTGGCGGTGGTCGCGGCAATGTGGCTGTTCATCTCTTTTTTCAGGCTGGCGGCAAACTCAGCCAGCGGAAAGGGCGCCTGCATAAAATCCGCCATCAGCTGCCCGGCGGTGAGCACCGCGGCATAGTTTTCGCTCATGCGGTTGGCGCCGTCGTCGTCGGCTGCGGCGCGGTTGTCGGCGATACATTCGGCCCGGTTAGCGTCAAAACGCGCCTTCACCGTCGCCTTATCCAGCCTGGTAATAAAATCCAACCACGCCCGCACCGGGAACATCGGCAGGTCTTCGGGCATCAGCGGCCCCTTGCGGCGGCTAATATCCACCTGCACGGTTTTCTGTTGCAGGCTATCCACCGGCACGTCCTCGCCCGCCAGCAGCACCGGGGCGCACTGCAAAAAATCCAGCATCTGCGTGTTGCGGTAGGTGGGGCTGTACTGGTAGCACTCCTGCAGCAGACTCACGGCCGACGCCATCACTTTTTTGCTGCGGGCGCTCATTTCCTCCCAGCCGACCGGGTGGCTGGTGTAGCTGACCGAGGTGAGCAGCCTGAACTCCGTCTGCAGGCTCTGGCCGCTGAGCATTTTCAGCGCCATGGTGCGCTCCATGCGCTTGAGCAGCACCGTCTTGCCCGACCCCTTTTCGGCCTGCAAAATCATGTGCGGCCAGAACCCCAGCAGCGCCTTTAAATGCGCCCCCAGCGACCAGACCAGCAGCCGCAGGGCGGCGTAATCCGCAAACGTGCTGGCGTAGGCGTCCACCACCGCGGCGGCGCTGCTCACCGGCCCCCGGGGAAAGGTCAGATTGTGATAAGTGCACTGCTGCCGGGGGTCACGAAAATAACAGTCACTGCCCTCGCTCACCGTTAACTTGCCTTCCTGCCAGGCCACGCCGACAAAATTAACCGCCTTGCGCGCCCCCAGGCCGGTGGTGCGCTCCAGCATCGACAACAGCCGTTTGAACGCCATCGGTTTAAACACCGGCCCGAACTCCTCCCAAAAATTCAGACTGTAGAGCTTGCCGTCGTCCACCACCCGGCGGGTCAGCTCCATCCGGTCGCCGGGCATTCTCGGCATCTGCACCGTGGCCGCATAAAGCACGCTGGGGCTGGTGTCCTCCTCGCCGGTCATTGCCGCCGTGGTGCCCGCCACCGTAATCCTTGACAGCGCCGCAATACGAAACCCGGCCACGTCTTCATGCACGGTAATTTCATCGCCATCGGGGCCGGTTTTTACACTGACCAGCCGGGTAAAGTCCGCCTCCACCTTGTATTTCCAGTAAAGGGCATAGTCATGGCTCGGCAGGCGCACCCGGTTGCGCCCGGTCGGGTGGTCCGCCAGGCTGCCCGGCAGGCCCGATATCGCGTTTTTCTCCAGCTTGCGCAGGGCCGGCCCCAGCGCCTCGACCCCGCCGGCCTGCAAAATATCGTTAACGTCGTTCCACCCGTTATCAAACCAGTCGGTCTGATCCACAATCTGCGCCGGTATGCTCAGCGCGGTGAGTAGTTCATACAGCGTCCAGCCGGTCTCCTGCCCGGCGCAGCGCCCCTTGCGGTCCGGGGCGTCGTAGTCCATGCAGATAATCACCTGCTTACCGGCCAGAAAACCCCAGTCAATCGCCGCCACATTCACCCCGCGGCTGGCCACGCTGGCCAGGCCGCCGCGCTGCAGGCTGTCCACCGACAGGGCGTTAATGGGGGACTCCACCACCGCTACCGTGTGGGCGCGGGTCAGTTTGCCCGGGTCAGCCGTCCACACATAGCCGTGCTTCTCGCCAATGGTCTTGGTTTTTAGCCCGCCATTCAGCGCCGGGTCAAAATACCGGTAATCCACCGCCGCCACATGGCCGGGGTTGAGCGTGCGCACCACAAAAGCCGCCCCCGGCCCGCCGTGCAGCGGTTCCCCGGCTTCATGTTTGGGATTGGTCCAGTCGTCGTAGCCTACCGCCCCCCGGGCCACCGCCTGCTCGGCAATCTCCGGCAAGATCTTGCGTTCATCGATCAGCCAGCGCAGCGCCGGGGCCGTGTTTTTGCGCGCCCGCTGGGCGACAAACTCCGCCAGCGAGGGTTTCTGCTCGGGCTCGTTGCTGCGGGTGTCCCGCACCGGGCGGGGCGGGGTAAAGCCGTACCAGTCCCGCACCCTGGCCAGCGCGGTCTTAAAATCGCAGCCCTCGCACCACTGCACCAGGGCAAAACAGTCGCCGCGGGCCTCCGGGTTGCCGTCGTCGGCAAAATCAGTAAAAAACTTGCCGTCCGCCGTAATACTCAGCGACGGCGTTTTGCCCTTGCCAAACGGCCCGTGGTAATTGCCGCTGCCTTCCCGGTTCAACCCCAGCCGCCCCGCCAGGTCGTGCATGTCGACCTGGGCCTTGATTTGCTGTAAATCCTGTTGCGAGTTAGTCATTAAATGTCCAGCTAGCCGTTAACAACGATGTCGCCGTCGGCGCCCAGGTCGACAGAATCGTATTTGCTCCGCAGCACCTTTATCGCCAGGTCCACCTCGTCTTCGGTCGCCGAGAAAGGGACGCCAACAACAGCGCTGCCGAATTCGCGCAACTCGTAATTGATCCGGTTCACGTTGATATCAATGTGCGCGTGGTATTGCATGCTCACCTCCCCCCGTGACTGTCAGGGCGCTTAACCACAAATCCCTTCCTCTCGGCAGAAGGGATCCAGTGGGTAAATTCGTCTGTATCCATGGCGGTTCCATAAAACCAGTCGGTCCATTGGCCTTCGTCGCTCAAAAAATATCCGGGAATCGGGTAATGTCCATAAAAACCATTCCCTGCGCTGGCGGTGTCTTCGTCCCAAAAAAACACAAGCTCCCCGGTTGTTGGCGGCGGGATTTCAGCGATTAAATTCATCATATTGGGCTCCATTGGTTATTCGGGTTGGGCTCACTGGGGCGGCGTTCATGTCTGGCGGCGCCAGGCGGCGGACCATGCTCAGCCGCGCCCCCCGGTCGGCGTAATCATCAACCAGCGCCTTCACCGCCGGGTGGTCCATCGGCAGCAGAGTTTCCAGCGGTGCGAATCCTGCCGCCTGCAGGCTCTCTTTTAGTGGTCTGCTGGCGGTCAGGGCGTCGGCCAGCGCCGGATCCAGCTGCCCCAGCAGTCGCCACAGTACTCGCTTGGCTTTCGGCTCCAGGCTCTCTAAAACCAAATGACTCCCCGGCCGCACTCGGCGCCAACGAACTCCGGCAATCCCCGTTTCTCCGTGGTCCACCGCCACTGGCCATTTCCCGTCGGGGTAGGGGAATTCACTGGCCCTTATGCGGCGCTGACTGGCCCGCACCCTCTTAAATGGGGCATTCACAGACCGCGATCAGGACCGCGAAACTCTCGCACAGTGGCGGCAAACAAGCGCCACAGCCCGCACAGCCCCAGCACCAGGGGCCAGCACAGCACCAGCCCCCCAGCGACCAGTGCCGACGGTGCCAGCGGCATCGATTCCAGCACGTCGTCCACCCAGCCCGGCATCCAGTGCTGGGTCATTAGCATGGCCCCCAGGCCCACGCCCCCCCAGACGAACCCCGCGACGAAGCAGCTCAGCGCAAACAACCCCAACCCCAGGCCGACAAACAGGGTGACGAGAAAATCCAGTAAAACAGTCATCGGTTAGCACTCTCCATATCGTGGGCAATCTGTTCACGGGTGGGTTTTAAATAGTGGGCGGTGCTGCGCAGGTCGGCGTGGTTCAGGGCGTGTTGCACCACCAGCAGCGGCTGTTGGGCGGTGCTGGTTTCCAGCAGCCGCACCGCCACCGTATGCCGCCACCAGTGCGGGCTGGCAGTCACCGCCAGCCCCGCCTCGCGGCACCAGTAAGCCATCCTCAGTTGATAGCTGCGGATGGTTAACCGGGTGCCCCGGCGGCCCAGCACCAGCGGGGCGTCAGGGTCCAGCGGGCCCGCCATGCGCTTATGGATCCGCAGCAAACCCCGCAGCGCCCGGTCCAGCCGCTGGGTGACCAGAATCTGCTGGGTTTTATGGCGTTTCTGGGTGGCCGGGCGGGGGCACAGGTGGCGCTGTGCCAGCGCCTGCTGGGCATCACCCACCGACAGCTGCGCAAATGCGTTAATACGCAGGCCGCTGCTGCGCAGCGCCTCCATCCAGTAATAGTCCCGCTGTGCCAGGTCATCGCGGTCCCGGCCGACCCTGGCCAGCAGGGTTTTTTCCTCCGCCCGGGTCAGGTAGCGGTTAATCACTGCGCCACTCACCGCTGGCGCTCCGCCGCCGCTCCCGGCAGCTCGCCAAAAGCGAACTCCATCAGCAGGTCGCCATTCGGGGCCAACGCTCGGCAGGCCAGGCTGATGTCGCACTTCGGCAGCACCAGCGCATCGCCATAAATCACCGCCCGCGCCGGCAGTTGCGCGGCCTGAAAGTAGATGTTAGCCACCCAGGCAGACTCCCCGTCGCCACCACGGGTAGGCAACACCGCGATCCCGGGGGCGACCATCATCGGCACCCCCAGAGGCATCCACCTTCGGGCAAACTCGGGTCGCCGGGTCTCCCGCTGGGCCGCGGCAGAGCGAGGGAATAGAGCAAACACATTATTGTTATTAGCATTCATTGCCGGTTTCTCCTTCAGTTAGAGCGACACAGTCTCCCGCCGGGTCAAAAATCTCGTGCCCCAGCATCAGGCCGACCCGCAGGTCGTCAACAAACAGCTCAACCAGCAGATCCGCCGGCAGGCAAACCTCGTCGCCGGGGCGCAAGTTGTCGCGCAGGGAGGGGGGCAGGGCGGCGGCCTGTTTGCGGCCGCTCACGGGCAATCCGCCGGGGCATCGGGGGCCAGGCTGCGCAGCCGGGCCACCACTTCAAACTGCGCCGCGGTGGCGTCAATCAGTGCCTTTTCCACCCGCCTCAGTTCCGCCCGGGTGACCATGCCATCGTCAATCGCCAGGTTAATCTGCTCCGCCAGCTCACCAAACTCGCGGGTAGCGTTCAGACAGGCCGTGAGCAGTTCCATGTCCGACAAATGGCTGGTATCCGGCAGCGTCACCGCCGCGTGGTGGCACTGGTGGGCGGCGATTCGCAGCGGCGCAAAGTTGCCGCTGTTAATCATCGCCGCCACCCACTCCTCCGGGCTCAAGTGGGCTTCGTTATCCGGGTTAACCTTGTTACTCAAAGTGCCCGGCGCTATGCCCAGGCGCTCCGCCAGTGGCGCGGCCCCCCGGCGCTGGCCGACAATAAAACCATGCACCAGGTCATGGTTAGCCACCGTCAGCGGATTGTGCAGGTCAGCAAAAGCACCCATGAGAGACCCCCTTAAATTCATTGTTCCCCCGGGGGCTCACCGGTTATGCTTGGCCGGCAGCGCCTACGCGGGCTGTTTCGTGAAAGTGTCCAAAAAACTAAGCGAAGCCCCGGCAGCGGTTGCAGCCGCTAACGGGGCACATCTCTAATCAGCAGGGGTGGCGGACTCCTTTTGGGTTTGGTCGTTTGCTAATGATTCCCCCAACCGGCGAACAATCTCACCGTTGCGGGAACGGTTGTTGTTGGCTGCAACCCTGGTCAGTTTCTTTAACAGGTCTGCTGGCAAGCGTAGTACCGTGGCTTTATCAGCGGGGGTGGCTGGGTTCTCCTGCGGATACTTCATTTTTAACCTCATGTGTTATCAAAGTGATAACAAGTTACTAAAATGTTACCAGACAATGCAACCGTTTTTTTTTATTATTTTGGCTGTCGTTAAATTAGTAACAGCAACAAACCGCAGGATCTTGTATGGCTGAATATAAAAATCCGGTAGGCATTCGCATGCCCGAGGCGCTCCGGGCGCGGGTCAAGCGCGCCGCCCAGCTGACTGGTCGCAGCATGAATGCCGAGATTTGTTACCGGCTGGAGGTCAGCTTTAGTGCCGAGAGTCATGAGCCGGCTACGACCGTCGGTGAAATTGCCGGAAACTACCCAAACAACGCTGCCTCGTCAGACGGCACCCTAGGACTCAACACCCGCCAGCAACAGGCCCTGTCCGTGCTGCTGGCCGAAGAGCGCGCTCGCTCGGCCCCGGCCACCCCCACCAGCGATCACTGGATGGCATGCATGGATCTAGTGGTGCGCCGCCTGCAGCAGCGCCAGCAAGAGGTCACCCCCGCGCAGTTAATCGCCCTGGTCGAGCAGGCATGTGCCCGCCACGAGCAAGACGGCCCGCCCAGCGTTGACCGGGTAGATCAGCTCATCGACCAGTTGGCGGCCTAGTCCTCTTCCAGCGTCAGCGTCGCCTGGCCGCGCAGGGTTTTGAGCCGGGAGACCTGAATCCCTTTGCGGCTCTGGACAACCATCGCCCCGTTGCGGGCCCGCTTTGCGTTAGCGTTGCCCGGGTAAAGGTCGGCCCAGAATCGGCGATTATTGCGGCTGATATCGTCGAGCTGATCCGCCTCGCTGTCGGCCAGGTGGTTCAGGGCCAGTTTAGCGACCCGCCACGGCACGGTAGCCACGTTATCGCGATACCCGCCACCGCCGGCTGTGCGCGCGTAGGTGGATCCGTCGGTGTGCTCAATCTGCGCACCCCACTCAAAATTGAACCCCAGCTCGGTGTACTCCCCCAGCCAGAGCTCGCCTAGTTGCATGTAGCCGTTCGGGTTTGCAGAATCCGTCAGATCGAGCTGAAAGCTGCGCACCGTCGTCTGCTGGGCAAAATACTTAATGCCAAATCGTCGGTTGGCGGGCCAGTCGTCAAACAGGCCGGCGCTGTGCAGTGTCGCGGCGGAAACGTCCAGCAACAGCGTTCCGCCCTGGGCGACCGCTGAATAGAGCCGCAACCGCCAGGTAGCCGCGTCGGTCAGGTTGTGGGCCCACAGCAGCAGGCAATCGAGCGTGGTGTTGGCGGCAAAATCGCCGGTAATGGCCTGTGCGGCGGTGCTGGTGGTGCGGGCAACGTAGGCCCGCCGGGCGTCCAGCAAATTAGCCTGGGGCAGCGTCGTCACCATCGCCGGGCTGGCGCCCAGCGAAACGTCGGCAAGTTTGTTGGTCACCATGTACCTCAAATTGGCCACAATTTACCTCCGGCGGCGGTGTTGATTGCGTCAGCGGATTTTGCCGCTTTGATGGCGGTCTCCGTGTTGTTTGCGGGCTGCATATCTGCCAGCGCGGCGGCCAGTGCGGCGGTGTCGCCTCCGGTCAGTGGTTGACCCAGGGCATTTTTAATTAGCGCCGTAGCGACGGGCGCAGACAGCGTGACCGGCGGGCAGCGCTCCAGGGCTAATTGCCGCAAAATATCTAAATCGCTACGGGGCTGCGTAATGGTTTGCTCGGTGAATTGCCAACTGCCGTCCGCCAGCCGCGCAGCCGGAGCAGTCTCGCCCGCGCGGCGCATATCCCAATACTGCAAATCTGTAACCGTTGTATTAGTAGGCAACAGTCCACACATCCAAGTAATTGGTGGCACCGGCACTCTTGCCAACAACCCAGCCCTTTATCGGAAATCCCCTGCCAGGAACTTCAATTGATACCTCTACACCCAGATAAACAACCCACGGCACCCAGGAAAGCTCTACACGGTAAATTTTTGCGTCAAACCCCACTAACTGCCAGACACGGGGCATTTGTACCCCCGTCGCGTTACTGAATAGATAGATTTGCGCTCCATCTGAGGTTATGAACTCTTTATTTGATGGCACGTCGAACGTGTCACCTAACTCAAAAAACGGCACTAAATCATCCGGGTTCCCAACCACGGCTGCTCCGCCCCACTCGGCGTTATAAAAATAGACTCGCTTAAAGTCATTGATTTGTCCGGTAGTACCCGCAAGTACGTCGTTATCCGGCGTGCGGTTTTTAAATGATTGAAACCCAATTCCCGATCGCTCTGTACGCCGGGCCAAAAACTGTTGACGCAGGGCAACCCTCTCCCCCTGGTACGCGGCCACTGACGGCGGCGTAACCAGGTCACCGCCGACGATATCCAACGCCAGCTTTTCGCCTTTGCTATACAAAATACAGGAGAGGCCCACCGCCAGGTCGTTGGCTAGCGGGAATACGTCGCCCGAATCCCCAGGGTCAACATGCGCCCCCGCGTCTGCACCCCTTGGATCGTTTGGGTCTCGCCCCCCGGCCCCCGGCCACGCGGCTAGATAGGAATCTGTAATAGAGGCGTCCAGGTCGGCAACCGGTATTGCCGCGTAAGAGGTCAACAGCACCCGCATCACGCCGCTGGCGGTAATTACCTGGTCCGCTTCTGTGGCTCCGATCACCCTCCAGGTTTGATACGTTACCTGTCCAACAGGGGCGGCGGCTAATGTAAACGTCTGATCTCCGTTATCAGTAAACCCGACGCTCACGCCCTTGTCATAGACAGTTTGTAACGTCGCTTCATTTGATTTTGGCGACATCTTGTAGCCGTCGGCGGCAGAAATATATTTATTGGTGCCTATCGTTACCGGACGCTCCGGCACGCGGTTTATCGGCACGTTCATCGCGCCTGTGTAACCAGCCAGCGATAACGCAACCGTGTCGACGCCGAACGTCGCACCACGAATGACCCCCTTAACTGCCCGAAAATCCGCCCTGTCCCATCCCGGGTCACCCACCAGCAGTGTAAATTGTTGATCGGCCAGGGTTGCCCACCGCAGAAAATCCAGTTGCCCGTCTGCGTTATTTAATATTACGCCTGTAACTTCTTCCACCGCTGCGCCAAACGGCGGAGATTCCAGCCTCTGCGTGAATGTCGGAATTTCTAACAATCGCTCGTCATAGGCGGTGTTCGCCGGCGTGTCAGCGACGCCAGAAACAAACCCCCCCAGGGAGTAATATTCTGTTTTGGGTGGCTGGTCAGACTTATACGCCCACAGCGTGTTGTATTCCCGATAATCTGCATAGACAACCTTATCGCTCATTTTCCCGGTTAACAGGTCCAGATACCGCAGGTACATATCTACATCACCGGAACTAGCCGCGTTTTGCGTCTGGACGGTGGGATAGGGGATAGCTGCCCAACATACCAGACTCGCTGGAGTGTTTGCGGTGCCCGCTTTAGCTCTGTCGGCCGCATTCAATGCAGCGTCGTACACCTGCAGACCTGTCATTTGTAGCGGACGGCTCAA